GTTGTTTGTGTAGCAGATATAATTGGTAAATCATATTGTACTGCAAGACCTCGTAGTTCTTCAGCGATGGCTTTGATATAGAAATAAGATGATATATTGCCACCTTTAAAACGACTACTTGAACAAATATTTAAATAGTCTATAAACATTATATCTGGTTTAAATGATTTCTTTAAAGAAAGTTCATCTAATAAACCTTTAAAGTGTCCTGTGTGAGCAGAAGCAGTAGGATATTCTTTAATAATAAGTTGACCATTTACTTTACTTTGTAATCGTTTAATTTTATTTTCGTAAATATCTTTTGGCATTGTATAGAGTTGATCTATGGTTACATCTAAAAGATTTGCGTCTATACGTTCAGCAATTCGTTCTTCGGCCATTTCTAAAGTGATATACAATACATTCTTACCTTGACTTATCATAGACGCAGCTACGTGGCACATAAACAAAGATTTACCAACACCAGTACCAGCAAGTGCTACATTTAAAGTTTTAGGAGGTAGACCGCCTTTAGTTATACGATTGAAATAAGATAAATCAAACTTTAATCGTTCTTCGGTTCTATGGTAATAATCAAATCGTTCATCGGTTTGATTTAAATAATCGTGTCCGATATTTGTATCAAATGAAACTGCAAGAGCTTCAGATAAAATGCCTGGTATGGCTTCTGCTGTATGTTTCTTATCTTTACCATCTAGGATTTGAATACCAGATAACACAGCATTATGTACTGCACGATCTTTGCAAAATTTTTCAGTTGTATCTAACAACCATTGATACTCAACATCACTTTTGTTTAAATTGTTTAATAATGTTTTAGATATTTTAAATTCATCTTCGGTCAAACCTTTTTTGTTTGACAACTCAATGACAATGGCTTCTTTAGATGGAAGATTATTATATTTAATCACAAAGTCATTTATCACATTAAAGATAATAACTTCTTCTCGTATTTTAAAATATTCTTCTTTTAAAAAAGGTAGGACTTTTCGTGTATAATCTTCGTTATGAATAAGATTACTTAATATGGTATTTTCAAATCTGTCGTTGTTCATTGATGTTAAATTTGCCTTGTTCAAGTTGTTTTTCCATTACTTCTATTAAAATATCACCAATCATATTTCTAAACTCAATACTTTCAGTATCTTTATTGTTAGGATTGCGTTGTATGTCATAAGTAAATTTTAATGGTAATCTTCCTTGTTCGTTTTCTTCACTTGCAAATTTAACTTGACCGTAGGTGTAAATAATATCTTTATATTCACCTTCGGTAATTTTGATACAGGAAAAATCATCTGTATCTTTTTGGACAAATACATAGTTATTCTTGTCCATAAAGGAATTCTTTTTTGGCAGCTTCGTCAATTTGATTGAGAATATCTTTAGTAAAGAATTTATCAGGTTCAGAATTGATAGTTTTTGCATACTGTTTTGTTCCGTCTGGTAGTTCTATTCTTGTTGAAACATTTTTAAATATATTATGTTTAAGTGCTAAGTCAATTAGACCATAGTATCTGTCTAATCCGTGTTTATAAGTTAGTCGTACATCTATTTGAGCATTTTCTTTAGTCAACCTAGATTTATAATTTTTACAATGAATAATATTGCCGATTACTTCCGTACCATCTTTTTCTTTTCTTTTAGATAGATACACGATATTACTTGCGGCATACTTTAAACCTGAACCACCACCCATTTCTTTTTGTGGATACATAGAACCAATTACGTCATATGTATGATTGGTCATAATCATTGGTATTCCTGCTTTACCTAGTTTCAATGTTAATACTCTAAATGCACCTTTGACAATTTGTGATCTTGTCATATCTCTTGTTTCTTTACCTTCGGCAGTATCTTCCATTTCTTTTGTAGTAGATAACATACCTAAACTGTCTAATACAAACATCAAAGGTTTTCTTTTATCTTCTGATTGTTCTAAGTATTTGTCAACCACTTTAATAGATTGATGTCTAAATTCTTGTACTGTGGCAACTGGTACTACGACCATTCGTTTAGAATCAATACCACGATTTTCAACTAAATCTTTTGTAATTGCACTTTCTGATTCGAAATAGATTACGCCTGCGTCTTTGTTTTTATCTAAAAAGTATTTTACAATACCTAGAGCAAAGAACGTCTTACCTGTTGCGGCCTCACCTGCGATTGCTGTTATTTTATTTGCTGGTAAACCACCAAAGATAGAACCTGATAATAGGGCATTTAACGAATACGAACCTGTATCTATAAAACTATCTACATCACCTGTTTCTAGGCCTTCACTTACGATACCAGCATATTCATTACCTGTTTCTTTTATTATATCTTTTAAAAAATCACTCATTGTTCACTCCTATTATAGTTTATGCAATAATATTTAATACCTAAATTATAACATATTTTTCTTATTTCGTCAAGCATTGACGCTGGAAAATTGTATGTAAAATATTCTTTGCCTTTATATATGATTATTTGCATATGTTAAAATTTATTATACATCTTACATCTTTTGTAGGTTGTTCTGCTGTATGCCAATGTAAACCATCAAATACAACAATACGGCCTTGTTTAGGTGTAATTCTTTTTAATTCTTTGATATCCTCAAAATAAGGTATATCGTTTTCATCTTTACTTTTATAATCGTAGATAACTGTATCTCCATCACTATCCGTTACATAATATAAAAATACAATATGTGGTGTTGTTCTATCTAAATGTGGAGTATCAACACCTGTTCCTATATATTCTTTATTTAAAGGTAGTTGTAAAAATGATCTGGCCTCTAATAAAGTAGGATGTTTTAATTTAATTTTTTTAACTGTATTTTTTAAAAGTAAATCTATCTTTGGATGTAATTGATTAAATATAACTTTAAATCCTGGTCGTCTTTGATGTTTATTATCTTTATGTGAAACATCATCTACAAAAGACCACTTCTCATCTTTTAATAAAAAGTTCTTTATAATCTCTTGGTCAAATATATCTATTATATTATCAAATACTTGTATCAACTTTTTTTGCCCTCAATACAACTGGTCTGCCTTTAGGTTTTGGTAATTGTAATTGTTTTAAAGGTTCAGACTCGTTCCATAATCTATATTCTTCGTTCTTTGGTGTCCATTCAGTAGGTGGATCTTCATAATCATCTTGGTCTAATCTTGCCCACATAAAATCAAATATTTGATCTTCATTGAAATGACTCATCTCTGGATTTATTTTCATAGGTGAAAATTCTTGTATATTTCTTTTTAATATTTCTCTATTGTACTCCAACTTGCGTTGAAAGTCCCAATACTCTTTTAAATCGTTATATGAATGTTCTGAAATAGCCATTGACATAATTATTTATTTAAATTGGTAGTGTTGCCTTTCTAGCGTGTCTAAAATAATCTAGTCTTTGTGTATTAACTTTTTTACAGAAACACCAAATGTTTTCTATAAAAATACGATTCATAAATTCTTGTTTGGCCTCATCATTCTCAAATAACTTATCAGACTTTGGTCTTTGCATAATTCTCATACCAATTTGTCCTTGAAAATAAGTCTGTAAACTGTCCACTAATTCATCACAACTTTTATATCGTTTACCTTTAACTGTTGGATCCATAATGTTAACAAACAAATGTCCTGTAGGAGATAAACTTTCAAAACTTTTTTGAGATACAGGTAAAAAGAAATTATCTCTCCAACTTTCATATTCATTAAATTTAAACCAAGATTGATCTTCTTCGTGTTTGCCACCTTTGTTATATTCTTCAGTAGAAAAATATGGTGGACTTGTAAATGCACAATCAATATCTTTTATATCTTCCCAAGGTAAATTTTCTGCACCACATCTATATATGGTAACTTTTTTATTTGCATTAATTGTAAAATGATCTTGGTCCTCATAGATATGCACATTCTTATTACCTAAAAATGTTTCATACTCATAAACTTGTTTCATATAGTTTGCATACACATTAGGATTAGGATCACAACCAATATATTCTTTTGCATTACTTGTATAGAAACCTGCAAGTCTATCACCCCAACCACAACTTGTATCTAATACTTTATGAGCATTTGTCATATCATAAACGGCTCTTGCAACATTAGGTTTAAATTGGGTTGCAATATAAGTGCCTAATCTAAATGCACTCATATAACTTGCTTCAGTTAATTCACCACCTATTAATTGTTCTTTGCCATCAACAATTACTTTTTTCATATCATTGATACCTCGCCAGATAGGACCTAAACATCTCCATATATCTTTTGCTGTACCATTTTCCCATACGTCTATGGGTGCCTTGAAACTATAACTTGAACAATTTAATCTTAATGCTTGTTGAAAGTAATTTGATATACTATTAAAAGTAGAAGGTGCGTCTATGACACCTAGGCCGTATTCTTTGTAATTGTATTTGTAATCATCATATTTCTCCATTACATCTACATCTACTTTAAGATACTTACTTGTATCAAATTTTTTTAATTCAAAAAAACAATCTCTTACTTCATCTAAACTAATTTTCTTTAAAGGAAATACAGGTCGTTCTTTGGCAATATAATCTGCCAAGTCTAATCTAAATTGTTCTTTACCTATTGTATTTGTATAATGTTCAAATACAGTTTGATTCATTATAGGTAATTTATTTGTATTTGCGTATTTGTAAAGATAATCACTCATTGTTCCATTTCACTAACATCCATATAACAAAAATATAGATTATTATAACATATAATATTGATAAAGTCAACTCCATAATTAAAACTTATTTGTTTGATTCCCCCAATTATCCCAACCTTGTCTTTGCGTTCTAGCAAACAATTCTATATATGGGCCTTCTAAAAGACGTTCTATTCTTTCGTACATCTCATCAGGTTTACGACTATGTTCCCTACGAGGTGATACAACCAATTGACTTACATCTTTATTGATTCGTTTAGGTTTACCTTTTGTTGCAAGTAAAGCCATCTCTGGATTGGCACGTGTCCAATAACCTAATCCTGTAAAATAATTAGGATTGTTTTTATTTTGTTTTACCCAAGTAAATGCTACTGTTTTATATTTGAAACCCCACGCCTCTATTACTTTAAATGCCTCTTGTAAAAAAGGATCAGTTACCCACATTATAAGTGTGGAATGTTCTTCAGCAATAGATTTAATAGGAAGAGAAACGATCCAATCAATACCAGCGCACTCATAATGCTTAGTAGCGTTGCGACCTTCTCCTTTTTTTGAATATGATTTAAAATACCACGGAGGATCTGCATAAATTACCTTATATTTTTTATTTGTATTAATGTCCATAACTGTAAAACAAATATTTGATTGCTAACAGAAACAAACAGAATTGCCATAATTTAATATTAAAATGACCAATAAATCTGCCGAAATGATATCCACAGAATATAATACTATATAGAAACAATATATTCATTAGCAGTATCATAATATCCTCATATCTGTTATGCAAAAAATTGTTCTAGTGTAGCTTCTCGTTCAAGTTTCCATCCAATTGCGTCTAATATAAACTTTAATGGATCAGTAAATGTTTTTTCAAACTGAGCGTCATAATCAACGTACTGTTTTAATCGTAATTCAGATGGAAGAAAAGTAGAAAAAGAAAATACTGTATCTTTAACTGAATTAGGAAGTTTCAACATTAAAAATTTAATTTTATCACCGTCTTTGATAATAGGATATTTTTGTTGTAATTTATTTCTAATAATATGATAGTTGTAAATAAGAGCACCTTTTACGTGTATTGGTGTTCCTTTTATATAAATGTTTGATGTGTCTGTATATTTTTGAAGATTGTTACAAGACCTAGGAAATGCAACATCTTCTGGTCTTAATTTGCTAAATTCTGCTTTAAATTCATTTACAAATTTAACTAAGTCATCTTCGTTTTGATTCATTATTACTCGTATTGCGTCTTTAATTTTACCTCTACAAACTTCTGGTGTAGATGATTTAACTGCTTCAACACCCATAACTTTAAGTTTAGGTTGCTCATATCGTATACCTTCTTCATCAAACATATTGAGAATATATCTTTTCTTTGCAATCCATATTCCTTTGTTTGCAATTGCTTCTCGTTTCATAAACATTTTTTGTTGATAAGCATTTACGTAATCTGCAAGTCTTTGAAAACTTTGATCTATAACTTCTTGTATTTTTTCTTTTGCGGCCTTGTCTATAAAGTCAACAATTTGTTGTGTTGTTTTACCTTGACATACTTTATCTACAAGTTTTTCTAATTTCAAATAGATAGAATCAGTATCAGACGCAACAATATAATTTACGTTTTCAGTTTGTAAAATCTTATTCATATAAGCATTAACATCTTGTTCAATCCAACGAATGGCAAGTTGTCCACCAAGTGTGATTGCCTCAGCCTGTCTTACATCAAAGTATCTAAAATACTGATTACCAATTGCACCGTAAGCACTATTCAATGAAATCTTTTTTGCCATCTGAATATTATTACATCTAGCAATCTCATTATAATAAATTGGATCTTTTGTTTTTTGATATTCTTTCTTTGCTTGAATTGTTTTTTCTTTATAAATCACTCGGTCATTGTACATCTTCTCCATTAACTCAGGAAGAAAACCTTGTTTATCTCTTTTAAACATAGCACCATTAGGTGCAACGGATACATTCTTATCTTTTGCCCATTTCAGATTTAATTTTTGATTTAAAAAGTTTTCTACACCTGCAGCCTTTGGTTCAACACCAACAATCGTTTCAGGTGAAATATTATACTGCATAATCAAATGCGGATACAAACTGTTTAAATCAAATGAAACAATCCATTTGTGTAATCCTAGTTGCGGATCTTTTACATATGCACCTTCATATTGTGAATCTTTTTCATTTTCTTCTCTTGGCGGTATAACAATTTTTTTCTTTTTAAGATGATTAAAGATTAAAGTATCCCAACAACGAACTTGTGAATACACCTCATTATAATTTACTTTGAAGTCATAGGCCATTGTTAAACACAATTCAATCAATCGCATTTTATCTTCAAGTCTGTCCACTAACTCAACATCTTGGATATTATACTCTACAAACTTTTGATAATCTTTAGTATAGAAGTCTTTAAATGTTTCATATGGATTTTCTATCTTTTCTTCGCCTAATTCTATTTTGGCAATATAATTTAATTTATAACTTTCTTGTCTAACATAAGTAAACTTTCTATACAATTCAAAATAATCTAAAACAGAAATGCCTAGTATATTCCAATATTGCTGATTCTTTTGTCCCATTTGAATACGATCTGCATTAACATAATTCCAAGGCGACATTTTATTAATAGTATCATTGTCAAATATATTTCTCATTCTATTCATCAAATAAGGTATGTCAAAAAATCTTACATTCCATCCTGTAACAATATCAGGATGATTTTTACACCAGAATTTTAAAAACTCTAATAATAAATTTTTTTCATCTTCACATTTAATATAAGTTACATTTGATTTTTTAGAAATGAAATCACCTGTGCCCCAAGTAATGATTTGTTTGTTACTATGATTTTTAACTGTAATACAGATAATAGGTTCTTTTGCAGTATCGGCGTCTGGGAAACCGTGTTCACATTCACATTCTAAATCTAAAGTGAATATCTTTATAAACTTTTTATTCCAATTGATATCACCTTTATACTCACTTGAAATATATTGATAGTTATAACGATTCATACCATAAATTTTAAATTCAGGTATGGCTTTATACGTATCTAAAAAATGTTTTGCTTTAGTTATACTTTCAAATCTTTTTTGTTGTAGATTGATACCGTCTAGTGTTTTAAATGGAGATTGTTCTTTTGTAGGAATGAAAAGTGTAGGTTCATAATTAATACGACTTAAATAAGATTGACCGTTTGCAACACCTCTTATTAATAACTTGCCTCTATGTTCTACAACATTTGTATAAAAACTACTCATCGGATAATATCACTTCAATTCCATCATATTCTTTTTTTAATATTATTTGACAACTTAATCTACTGCGGCCATCTTCAAAATGAGGATTATATTCTACCATAACCTGCTCACTACTATTATACTCTAATTTGTCTATTTTGTCAAACCATTCTTTATTTAAATAAATATGACAAGTGGCACACGCACACGAACCGCCACAATCAGCAGAAACATATTCTTTACTGCCGTTAAATCGTAAAGCTTCCATTAATGTCGTGTTTTCTTCAACACGAATGGACTCTTTATTTCCATTTGTGTCTATGACATTAACTGTTATCACGTAATTAGTTTTGGTTTCTTTGCGGTTATAATCTTACTCGTATTATTTTCATATGCGTTTAATATACTTTCATCTGGATTACTTTCTGCAATTATATTATTTTTTTTAATTGCAATCACTTCATCTTTACTGTAAGGTATATAAGGATGAAAACCAATAGTCATAGGTTGACCAGGTTGTCCTTGCATTGGAATTAATACAAAAGGTTTTTCTACTTTTTGATAGATTTCGTCACCTTCAACGGCTTTACCTACCACATCTTCTCCTGTGGACAGGCGATATAATTTAATCATAATATACTCCTCAATTATTCAGTTTGTTCTTTTTTGTCTGTCGCTTTTTTACCAATATTATATTTTGCCTGTAAATTCCATTCGCCTTTTTCTTTAAAAGCAATTATCTTAATTTGAGATAATGGTGCTTTATCTTCAGCATTTTCAGGTTTTACAATATTTAATAAATTCCAATCTTGTAATAATATTGCAACGGTATTTCTTCTTTGAATATCATTTGCTACTAAAGTAGCTTTCTTTCCATCTAAAGCAAATAATTCTTTAAAATGTACAATATAATATTTACCTTGTTTGTGTAATATATGACACGATTGAAATAACGTTTTGTCTTTACGACTTGCAACACCTATTCTGGAAAGTGTTTCTCTTATTTTTAAAAAGTCATCTGGTTGTTTAAGTGTTACCTCTAACATACTTTCAGGTGACCAATTTATAACTTCTTCACTCATTTAATTCTCCCACCCTTATCAAGTTTATCTTTGATAAAGTTAATTTCTTCTTTTGTTAGTATGTCTAAAGCAACTCTTGCTTTGATGTTGCTGTATCCATAATATTCTTTTATCAATTCTAATTCTTTAGGACGATCAGTAGATACCCATTTTCCACCAAATCGTTTTCTTTTTCTTATACTATTTAGTAAAAAATGAAATTGAAGTTTTTTATCTACGTAATGTCGTCTATTCATCTCATTTGCCATCAAAATAGTGTCAATATGTTGAGATAAGCAACGATTAATTACATAAGGTGGGAACTTCTTATACCAAGTGATATCATCACTATCTAATAAGTTTTCTTTAGTCCAATTAATTGCGTTTAAAAAATCTTTTAATTCGTAAGCCATTATTTAAATTTACATTGTGCCATTATTTCAGTAAGACAAGCAACAAGATTGATTTCAGGATCTGCTACAAACGCAGCCTTATACTGATAATCTGCAATTACTAAAACGGCCTGTGGTATAGATTTAGGATCTAAACTTGTATAAAGAATATCGTAAACACTTCTAAACAAAGTAGATGGATCTTTATCTAGGTTTTGTACCACCCATTTTCTCATATCACCAAATCTTTTTTCTTTAAGTAAACTAATTAATTCTTTATTATTAATTTCAGAAAGTGATATAAGTATTCCGCTATCAATCTTACCTCTTACAGAATATCTTTGCAATTCATTGATGGTTCTTCTAAAGTCTGGATAAAATCTTTGTATTAATTCAGCAAGAACTTTTTTATCAAATTCTATTTGTTCTTGTTTTAAAATTTCAATCAATCTATCCATAAATGCAGTTGCTGTCTTTATTCTTTGACCATTAGTAATTCTAAAGTCAATAACAGTACAACGACTATGTAATGCAGGAATGATTTTGTTTTTGAAATTACAAGTAAAGATAAATCTACAATTCTTGTAAAAAGTTTCTATAAAGTTTCTTAATGCAGGTTGAACACTATCAGCATTCATATAGTCTGCCTCATCTATGATAACCACTTTGTGATTATTTGTTTCATCTAAAGAAACAGATGACGCAAAGTTTTTGATTTGATTTCTTAATGTATCAATATGACGGCCTTCGTCTGAACCATTGATAACGATATAATCACAACCAAGTTCCTCACATAAGGCACGAGCAACTGTTGTTTTACCCGTACCTGCTGTGCCTGATAGGAGTAGATTAGGAATTTCTTTTTTGTTAAGAAATTCTGTAAAAGTATTTTTTAATTCTTCCGTTAAAATACAATCGGATATTTTCTTTGGACGGTATTTTTCCACCCATAAAAA